CTAAGTGAAAGTGTGCCTGACTTCGCTGTCCCTCACGCGCGCGGTTCACGGGCGGGCGCACATGCGCTCACACGCGCTAGGATCGACGGAGAGCGATGTAAGCGGGCCGGGTGGGCTCCGGTGCCACTCCGAGATTTGGGCGCCTTAGCGTTGGTTTTAGAGCGTGTAAATTTTGAGGCTGTGCAATTGTGAAACTAGAGCGGTTGATATTGAAAGCGCAACATTCAGTGACTATGTGCGATGATTGCACGGACGTTAGCCGTCCGCTATTCTATGGTGTGCACGTATGGGTTTTGGATGCGTGCGCCAGAGGCCTAGTTATAGGTCTTGCAGCAACGTACATCATTGGGTATTTGTAAGTGAATTACAACAGGGAGCGGGCCAGCCGGGGAGCCGTCCCGCACTTTTCAATTCATGCGAACACAAGGCCTTTAGAACGAGCGCAGCGAGTGTGCCTTGGGGAGCATACAGAATGAAAAGTTGGGACGGTGAACCAACGGGCCATACACCGCCAGCGTTAGAGTCTCCGCGCAGTGAACTTGCTACTGGTTCCTTCGGTCCGCGTGTTGTCAATTGGGCAAAACGCAGACTGAAAATAAAACTGGATGCATGGCAACAGTACGCACTGTATCGAGCGCTTGAACACGATGCAGATATGAATTTGCTTGCGCGAACTGTGGTGCTTTCAGTGGCGCGACAGAATGGTAAAAGCGTTATCGTTCGTGCCTTTGTTGGATGGCTTTTGGATGAGGGTCATAAATGGGACACCTTTCGTAAATGGGATTTTATTTTGCTTGCTGCGCATGACGCCAAGCAAGCGCGCATTCCGTACGATTTCATTAGGCGCGATGTACTGACATACGCAGAGATTAGCGGGTGGGGTCACACAGCACGCCGCCAAGGCGTTGCGCGGGCACGAGCGACACAATACACCGGGATTGAATTGAACGGCGTTAGGGTGGACGTAGCAACGTCACAGCCCGGTTCCGCGCGCGGTATTTCACCGGGTCTGATTTGCTTTGATGAGGTACTAACGCAGACCACATTTGCAACGTACGAAGTACTGTCCCCGGCGCAAGTTGCGATCCCTAATTCACAGATGCTAATGACCAGTACAGCAGGGTATGCGGATAGTGTTTTGCTGCGTGCCATGCATGACAAACTGTATCGACAGAGTACAAATGCGGAGCAGCACGACACGTCATTTATGGGTCTTTGGTGGCGTGCGGATGACGATGACGTAGGGCTAGATTGGGACCAGTTAGAGAAGGCTAACCCTTCGCTTGCTAGCGGCGGTAGGCTTTCGCGGCAGTTGATTACAAGCGAGTATGGCATCCTCCCTAAAGGGTCGTGGGTCCGTGAACGCTTGAACCGGTGGCACGATGAACGGGTGGATGCGCCATTTTCAATTGCCGCATGGGGAGCGTGCAGACTGTCAACGCCGCTTGCTCCTGCTGGTGTTGTTGGTGGTTATGTGGTTGCCGTTGACGTACTTAGTACATGGTCAGAGGGAAGCATCATAGTTGCTGCATTGCGCAATGACGGTAGGGTAGGGATTGAGGTACATAGGCACTTGCTCGCGCGCACTGATCGCCCGCTAACTGCGCCTGATTTCACTAGCGAGATTGCAAAGATTGCAGCCAAAGTGAAACTAGATGCAGTGGTCTATGCTGCATCATCTGCGCTTGCACCAGCGTTGGAAAGGCACGCAGTAGAAACTGGCTTGCCATATCAGGCAATTACAGCAGCGAAAAATATCATGGCATGTGCTGATTTTGCAGAAGCAGTTACGGCAAAACGTATTGCGCATGATGACCCGTTCCTAGACTCACAAGTAGCCAGTGCGCAAAGGCGGTTTGTTGGGAACGAAGGTGCGTGGCGTTGGACGATTAGTAACGTCCCAATTACGGGAGTGATTGGCGCAACATTGGCAGTTGCCATTGCCGCTAAGTCAGTCAAGCCTGTTCAGGTATTTTTGTAAGTTGCTTACAGTTTTCTAAACTGCTATACTTTCACTATGGGAAAGAGGAAGCACAACCGATCTGTTGAAACTTCCAACCGCAATATTGTGCCCGTTCCGGTGCCTAGTCATCCTGAAAGCAGGATGCTAGGCACTATGTTTTCTAGCCTCGCAATTCCTTCAACCGCATTTCCGTTGACGGTAGTTGAAGCAGCGGGCGTCTCCGCTGTTCGTAGATGCGTCATGCTGATTGCAAATGCAATTGCGGGACAGCGTTGGACGGAATGGGAAGGTGAGCCAGCCAGTAGGCTTCCGGTTGTTTCACGCATTGTCAAGAGACCCGCAGCAAGCATGACCCGTCGTGAATGGGTTTGGCGTGTCATTGCATCCATGTGCCTTACTGATGTGCAGTACATTTACATGGTTGGTGGCGTTGATGACGAAGGCGTCCCCGGTTCACTTATCCCGCTACCAAAGGAGGCTATTCAAGCCTCCGGTTTCGTTGATCCTTGGGGAGTGTTCCCGCCAACCCAATACAGTATCAGTGGCGTTGCGGGCAACGTTTCAGGGGAAGCGGTTATTCCGGTGCGGTCTGCGTTCTGGCCCGGAGTGCCAGTGCACTTGCAAGGCATTCTGCAAATGGCGCGTAATTCGCTAATGTCTGCATGGGCGAGCGATGCTTACACTTCGCGTTACTGGCAAGCGGGCGGTACGCCAGTTACACAGATTACGACGGATCAGGAACTAGATAACGCACAAGCAGAATTGATTGCGCAGCGTTGGCGCGACAGAAGGGCACAAGGCCCGGACTATCCCGCTGTGCTTGGGCGCGGCGCACACGCTGATCCTTGGGGCGCAGATGTTTCGCAAGCGCTTGCAGTTGAAGCACGGCGCGACATTGCTGCAGAGGTTGCAAACCTCTTTGGCGTTGCATCACATTACGTCAACGTCAATCCGCCCGGTTCATCCATGACATACAGCAATGTGCAGGATGAGGCACTTTCGCTTGATCGCTTTACTTTGTCGGGCTACTACGATCCTATCCAAGACCTGATTTCCGATCTTTTGCCAGAGGAGCGGTACATGCTAATTGACATGACGCGCCTAACACGCGCCAGTCAGGAAAGCAGGTTCCGTGCATGGACGATTGCAACCGGTGCAAAGCCTTGGATGACTCCTGACGAGGTACGGGTCGAGGAAGGGTTGGCACCCAACGACACAATTGATGCACTAGTGGAAGCGCAAGGAACGGGTGCCGCTAGTGTTGTGACTGCGTTTGCACCCAAGGAGGAAGCGCCAGCAGAGGAAGCGCCGGAGGAAATTGTAAGTGCCTGACATTCAGACCACCACACTTGGAAGCATTCAGGTTAGGGACGTTGACGGTACACCCGGACGGTTTGAGGGAATGGCGCTTCCATTCAATGAAACGATTTCCGTTTCATATGGCAAGGAACGCTTTATCCGGGGAGCGTTCGCAGAAGCAGTTTCAGCCATCAACGCGGGCGAGCGTATCGCATACCTGAACAGGCATGGTGTGGATGGCGGCGTTCCAGTTGGCGTTATCAATCGAGCGCAAGAGCGCACAGACGGGCTATGGTTTTTCGGGGATTACCTTGACGTACCGGAGACACCGCACGCACGGAGTCAAGTGCTTGCGGGCATCAATGGCGTTAGCGTTGAATTTGTGGCGGGAAAGTTCCGACGCAAAGGGGACGTAATTGAACATTTCGCGGGTGCCAGATTGGCAGCAGTTGCGGGCAGTTATGCGCCAGCATATCGCACGGCGCGTGTTGCATTGAGAAGCGTGGCACATGCCACAGAAAGGATTAGTAGGGTGCCTAACCTTACTGTTGCTGCGCTTACTGAGCGTAGGGATCAGATTACGCAGAATATCGCAGCAACGCGCGCGATTGCGGAGACAGAGAACCGTTCTCTGGATGACGATGAGACTAGGGACGTTGACACGCTTTCTAGGCGTCTGACGAATATTGACGCGCTGATTGTTGCAGCGAAGGCAGACGAGCAGCGTAGGGACGCAGAACGTACCGCCTTGCCTTCGCGCGCTGCTAGTGGCGCTGGTGGCCAGTCTGCCGTTATCACGCGCTCTGAGGCCGTTTACGGACCGCATAGCGATACGTCCTATTTCGCAGACCTGATGACTGCGAACCGCGATGCTGCTGCTAGTGAGCGTCTGCACCGCCACAAGGCACTTGTGCTTGATCTGGCGCAGCAGATGAACCGCGCTGTTGATAGCAGCGATATTGCCAGCGCGTATCCCGTGCAGAATTTCCCCGATCTGTACGTCCCTGACATTGCGTATACCGGACCGCTGTCCGCGTTTTTCGCAACTACGCCTATCACTGCACCTAACCCTATTGCCATTCCGACCTTCGGCGCGGTGACTGGTGACACGGACGTTCAGACTGCAGAGAATGCGCCGGTTCCGAACATTGATGTTTCGACCGGACCGCTTGCAATGACGCCTAAGACCATTGGCGGTGAAACGATTGTTTCACGGCAAGCGGTTGACGGTGCTTCTCCGGGCACAGACGTTATCATTGGGAACCAACTGCGCGAACTTCTGATGAGGGACACGGAGCGCGAAATCGCGCTTGTGCTTGAAGCGCTCCCTACCAGCGGCGCAATTCCTGATACCGCTGGCGTTGGTGGCGCTGGCGCTGATCTGCACAACGGTATTGCTGCTGCACTTGGTGCTTACTACGCTGGTGCTGCTGCTGGTGGCGCTGGCGCGCGGATGCTTCCGGCAGAAGGCGTTTTCGTCAATGCTACTGATTGGGGAAACCTGACCGGCGCAGTTGATGCAATCGGGCGTTCTCTGCTTACGTATGTCAACCCTGTGAATGCACTTGGTCAGATGGGTTCCGCTGCTGGCTTCCAGAGTGCAGTTATTGGCGGTGTTCCCGTTACGCCTGCTTGGGCGATTCTCGCTCCGACGAATGAGATTGTTGCGCGTAAGAATGATGCGCGACAGTGGAAGTCTGCGGTGCTTGATATCCGCCTGATTGAGCGTGAAGGCCCGCAGTCAATCGTTTTCGCTATCTGGCAGTATTTCGCCTTTGCTGTTCTAGAGCCTAAGGGTGTCCGCCGCTACACTTACACCAACGTCTAAACTGTAAGTTACTTACAAGGAGCGTGTGCGATGACTAAGGATAAGAAGGCAGAGGAGGAAGCGGTCTCTGCTGAAATTCACGAGACCGCAGAGAGTGAAACGCCTACGTCTAGCGACGTTGGTAAGCAGACGCTTACCAAGGCCGATCTTGGGTACGATGTGACGAAGGAAGGCACTCCGCCTGATGACGTTGCACTCGAAACTGCGCAGCATCCAGACGACCCGTCTGCACACTCTGAGTCTGAGTACAACAAGTAAAATGGCTAGTTTGACCGGCGCACAAATTCTAACGTTTGTTGGAGTGAAAACGCCAACTGCGGAAGATACTGACTGGTCAGACATGGTAGCGGAAGCGTTGCTTGAAGGTCTGACAGTTAGACTGAATGGCGCGCTTCCGCCTACGCCATCTAGAGAATTGGACGTTGCACTACTGCTTGGCGGAGCAGAAGCGTATAAGCGCAGAGAAGCGCAATTTGCATCTGCTGGTTATGCGGACCTAGAGGGTTCAGCAATCAAGTTCGCGCGCGATTACCTAGACTCAATTCGCCCGATGATTGACCGATATTCTGCTGGTCCGGGCATTGCCTAATGCTAAAGACTAGTAGGCAATTGCTACTTGATACGTTGACTGCAGCGGGCGTAAATGCCTTCTACGGTATGGGTAGATTTACTGCACCTTGCGCGCGCATTTTCCCTGCTGATCCTTGGGTTGACGCTAGTGGATTAGCAAACGGTAGGCGTACGCAACGTTGGGAAATTTGGGCGGTTGCTGGTAGGTCAGACAGCGAAGCAACGTTTGACGAACTAGAAGCATTAGTGCAGCAATGCAACGATGCTGTAAGTGGCTTACAAGGCTGGTCCCATCCAGTGTGGCGCAGACCCGCTAATGCTGAAATGGGAGGTACTAGATACTTCTCTTGCCGTGGCGTAGTTGAAACAACACAAGAGGTTTGACGTGGCAACAATCCTGTTCATGAAAACTGCGCTGTTCACGCTAACGACAACGCCGCCCGGTTCTGCTGCACCATTTCAGGGGGACGCCGCAGACGTTCATGTAGAAGTGTCTGCGGGCGATGTGGTCGAGTATCCTACGCTAGATGGCAACGTTGCTTCCAATAGCGAGCCTGAAAGTTACGCGCTCGTTATGCGCGCTGGTCAGGATTATACGTCTACTGGCCTTGCTCGTTTCCTTTGGGACAATGCGGGTGCAACTGCTGACGTTGTGTTGAATGCCTTTGGGCAGACTGCGACAGCCGGACCGGAGACACCCGCTGTTACTGGTCAGGTCAAACTGGTTCCAGTTGCTTACGGCGGAGCGGTTGGGGAATTCGCAGAATTTGAAGTTACTCTCCCGTTTCTGGCAAAGCCTGTTCTGGATGCTGTTACTGCTGCTGCTCGTGCTGGTAAGTCAAAGGCCGAATAATGGCAAGTAAGGGTATGAAAGTGGAAGGAGCCGCAGAGGCTTCCCGCGCTTTCAACAGGGTAGATGATAAGTTGCAAGACTTGTCAAAGGCACACAAGGCGGAAGCAGAAATGCTTTTGCCTGATGTGCTATCTGCAACCCGGTTTGACTCTGGCACATTGCGTGCGGGATGGCGTACTGATGGAGAAGCAGAGCAAGCACATTTTCTAAATGATGTAGAGTACGCGGGCATTCAGGAATTCGGTTGGGCAGAGCATAATATCGACCCAACTAATGCAATCGCAAATGCCTTTGCAGGAAACACAGAGCGAACAGAGGCAGTGTATGCAGAAGCAATCAGGGACATTGCAGAGCAAACAGGGTTCGACACAAATTGATCTGACTGCAATTGCAGCAGAGCACCCTGTAAATGCAAAGTCCGCAACGCTTGATCTAAACACTTTTGATGCAACGCAACTAACGTTGCTTGAAGTGTTAGACATGGCGGAAACTGTTGACGTTGATCCTGCAGAATTGGGCGATATCCTGAAAGGCACTACATCAAAGAGAATGCGCCTTATGTATGCAATGGCTTGGTGCATTGCAAGGCGTGCTGATCCTTCGTTGACATTTGCAGAAGTGTGCACTTGGAAATTGGAGATTATCGGGGAGGTAAAACCGGAGGTCGCAGAGCGTGCAGCGAAGCGCGCTGCGATTGTGGTTGGTGCCGCCAGTGTAAGTGGCTTACCTCCTAGCCAAGCGGGCAACCTAACTGTTGCTGAACTGTCCGCATACAAAGACCGTCAGGTGCGCATCAATCGAGCGGCAAGGCGTAGGAAGGCGGGCTAATTGAGCGGCGTTGAATTAGTCGTACGCATTGTTGGGGAGACTGCTGGTCTTAGTAAAGCGCTGGACGGCGCGGGCGGAGAAGTAAAGGATTTTGGCGGCGGTATGCTTGCAACCGCTGCGAAAGTAACTGTAGTTGCTGGCGCTGCACTTGCAGCCGGTGCCGCCATTGCTGGCATGACGAAAGCAGCAGCAGAGGATAGGGACGAACAGAAGAAACTAGAAGCAGCAATCAAAGCAGCGGGTGCCGCAACTGCAACTAGTACAGAGCAGGTTGAAGCGGCAATCTCCGCCGGGCAGGATCGCGCGTTTAGTGATAGTGAAACGCGCGAAGGCTTGCAGTCACTAGTTACCGCCACCAAGGACGTTGGCGTAGCAACTGACCTACTAACACAAGCGCAAGATATCGCGCGATTTGCAAACGTTGATTTGGCAACTGCAAGCGAGGCAGTTGCAAAGGCGTATGCGGGTCAGGATGGGAAACTGCAGAAACTAATTCCCGGTATGGAGAAAGGCGCAAACGCAACAGAGACAATCGGAAATGCTGCAGAACTTGCAGCGGGTCAGGCAGACTTGTATTCCTCCTCTGCTGCGGGAATGGAAGCAAAAGCGGGCGACGCATTCGGGGAACTTTCAGAGACTATCGGGGAAGTGTTCCTCCCCGTGCTTGATGCTGTTTTGCCAATTGTTATCCAGATGATAAAACTGTTTGGGCAATTGGTAAAAGCAGTGCTTCCGTTGCTTGTGCCAGTTCTCAAACTGATTGGTAAGTACCTTACATTTGTGGGCAATAATCTGGCTACCGTTATTGGTTGGCTTATCAAGTTGATTGAATGGGTAACTAAGGCAATTAGCAAACTTGGTGATTTCCTTAGCAGCATCAATCCGCTAAAGGATTTCAAGTTGCCTAGCCTTCCGTTCCTCAATTCAACGTCAACGCCAGCCGGTGTAAGTGCAGGAACTTTTGCAACTGGTGGAAGTTCTGGCGGTGGCGTTACCTTCAATATCTACGGTGACCCTGCTGTAATTGAAGCGAAGATTACAAAGGCACTGCGCGATTATGCGCGGCGCAATGGAAGCGCAGCAGTGTTCGGTGTGCGATGACGCTACCGCCCCTGCCCGCAATTGGTTCCGCGCGAATTGAAATTTACGGTGCTATCGGTCCCAAGTGGGATAGTGCAGCGTGGGATGAACAAGACTGGTCATCAACGGATTGGATTGACATAACGCCAGAGTCAGTTGCGGTCCGTGCCTCATGGGGAGCAGATGACCCAATCGGAGTGCTGACAGTTCCCGCTGCAGGGTCATGGGTAGTCAACACGTATGACCCTAAAAGATTGCTTGACCCTAGCAATGGGTCAAGTGATTTTGCAACTGCAATCAGACCCGGTAAGCCACTTCGCGTTTCATACATTCATTCAACACTAGGGCGGAAAATTGTACGCCAAGGGTTGATAGACGAAGTTGACTATGATCTGATCGAGCAGCGCGGAACACTGCGCGGAACTGACATGGTGCAATTGCTGGTTGGTGCTACGCTACCAGCCGGTTTGATCCTTGCACCAAACACATTGCGAGCGCGTGCAGCGTGGCTTATCAGTGGCGTTGGACTAAGTAAGTTAGTTACAGTTGAAGCAACGCCTGTTGGCGAAACTGATCCGCCTGTAGGCGCGGTTTTGCCTGATGTGGCGTCTGCATGGGATCAGATACTTACCGCCGCTCTTGATGCCTTGTACGCTGTCTGGCTCGATCGTGCAGGCGTACTGCGCTTCCGGTCGTTTGGAAACCCACGGGATACAGGCTTTCAGGCGGGCGGAGCAGACGGTATCCCAATTAGCACTATTCGCACGCAAGGAAGCCTGCAAGGCGTTTACACCCGCGTCATTGCATTTGATGATGACGCACCAACTGTGCCAGTGGAAGCAATTGACGGTATCAAGGCGGAGATTTACGGGGACGTTACACTAACGCGCGATCATCCCGTCCCCGATGCGCGTGTGTGGGTGGACTCTGTTCTCGCTGATCGCTCTGGCTCTGCACTTCAATACATTCCCGGTACGTTGTACCCACAGACAGAGAATGCACTAGAAAGCATTCTTGATCTTGGGATGATTGATATTGCGCATTTGATTGCTGAAAGTGTAACGCCTTCAATCGACATTGCGGCGCGCGTGATTGGCGGTGCAATTGTTGGGGACACTGGCACCGGGTGGACGGCAGAACTTCTAACCTATGTCCCCGCTAGGGAATGGGAGGAAGCAGAAACGCCAGAGCCACCCGAACCGCCTATTATCCCGCCAGTCAATACGCAAAAGGTAACGCGCACCTATGACTGTTTGAAGGATGCGCGTCTGGTGTATTCTGGCGGCAACTACGGGAACGGAATGGATACAACCATTCCGATTGGCTATATCAACGGAACCAAAAACCGCGCGGTGCTTGGTTTTCAGTCCATCCCGTGGACGAAAGTAATTTCAGTTGATAAGGCGGAATTGCTGCTAACAGTTGGTTCCGAAAGTTGCGGTGCTTTTGGTTCATCCCCTAAGATTAGTGTTTCGCGGTTGATTGGCAGTTTCAGCGAAGGAACCTATAACGTCGCTTGTGGGTTCGGTACGTCAAACGCTGTGGTGTATCCCGGTCCCTCCGTTACTTCAACTGGTAAGGTCACTGCGTCAATGCCAGCCAGCAGCGGTGGAAAAAAGGCAGTTGATATAACCGCCATTGCGCGTGCTTGGTTTGGTGGTCAATCGCAGTATGGGTTGAAAGTGAATTCAGGCGGGGAGGATAGCAGCAGTTACACAACGTCTATTTACAGTAGGCATCATGCGACAGCCGGGAACCGTCCACAGTTGAGGCTTACGCTAACAGTTGAAGTATGAATGCAGCGACAGCGTTTGCATTGAGCAATGCAATTGCAGCGGGAGTAATTTCAACTGCAATTGTAGCGCTGGTGGTAATCGTTTGGTTGCTCACAAAAGATAGGAGAATGTAAGTGCCTGACATTGCAGCACAGAGACCAGCAGCCGGTGCACCTATTGAGAGCGCATGGGGAGCGCAAGTGCATGATGCGGTAGAAGGCATCCAGCATGGCACGGTTTCTATCACTGTTAGTACCGGCGCTGTTGGTACATCTGTGGTCACCTTCCCGCGCCCATATGCCGTCAAGCCTAATGCAACTGCCATTGCGGAAATTGGTATTTCTGCCAAGCCATCTGTAGCCATTACTGGCATTACCGCCACAACGCTGCAACTGTCAATTTCGCGCGGTGATGGCGTGGCGTCTGGTAATGTTACGGTTCATTGGATCGCAATTGGGACGCTTGCGTAATGCTTGCAGAATGGAAGGTAACCGTTATTGGTTGGCTTCCAAGAGGGTTTGCGGTTTGGCTTGGCTTGCGCAGACTGTCTCCGCGCGACGTGAAACCCAACCGATCTAACCAGACAACGGTTCCTGAAATTGACACTGGCGGTTCGTTCCGCCCGGACTGGCGCAAGCAAAACCCTTCTAGCGATCCAAAGGAACCGTACGGAAGCGAAAGCGGGTCAACTGGTGAAAACCATGGGTGGTCAAACTGCACGATGACAAGCGGTGCGCTTGGTTATGCGTATCACGTCAAGGACAAAAGCGGTCCTTGGGGCGGGGATTTTAGGCATAATCAAAGTGACATGGAAGGCGGTACGGACCTGTACGATTTACGTACAGCATGGGACCGCTATGGTAATCAATCGCTGACAATCAAAACTGGTCAGGGTTGGTCCGCAGTGAAAGCGGCGCATAATGACAAGCGCGCGGTTATCATCCAAGGGGAAGGTAATGTGCCCGGTTCGGAGTCATTCGACGGCGGGCACGCTTGCATCATTGGAATTGAAACAAACAGTGATGGTAAATGGTTGTTTGGTGACCCGCTAGCGTCCGGGTGGCAATGGTGCACAGAGTCGTCTATCAGGGATTGGGCAGAAAACCTAAGTACCGGAATTTACTTTGCTGTGTCAAAGGTGGTTGAGAGCCCTCCGCCCGAACCTCCCACGGAGCCGGAGAAGCCACCGATACCGCCCGCAATTCCTGATCCGGGATACATGGACGGTTATGCCAAGGGGACGGTAGACGGGTCAAATATGGCACTTGATG